ACGACTCGTTAACTCCGAAAACATTTCCATCGCATTTGACCAAGCAATCCGCGAATGGCCCGGATACCTCTACAATACAGAGCAAGACCTTGAGGAAATGTTGCTGTATGGAAAGGGAATTGGAATGTGGGATTCACCTATGGGATGGATGCCAGAACACGTCTTCCTATCCGACCTTCTCTTTCCAGACGACATTAGGATCGACTTCTGCAACCTTGAGGAGTTTGTTCGCCGTGTCCGTCTGACACCATACGAACTCTACAAGAAGATCGAGAATCGTGCGGCGGCAGAAGCAATGGGATGGAATGTAGATGCGGCTATTGATGCGATCCGTTTCCACCGCGCATTCAGCAACCATCGCAAGACCCGCGAAGATTTCTTCCGCACGATCAGCGAGGCAGGATTCAACTGGTCATTGTCGGTTAACCAGAAGATTGACCTATACGAAGTATACTGGAGGGAGTTCGACGGCAAGATCAGCAAGGCGATTATCCTCCAAGACTACCAACCAATCTCTGACTACATCAACTCCAACATCAAAGGAGCAGGCAAGATCAGCGAAGATGACATCAGAACCCAGCACGGGTTTATGATGCTCAAGGTAGGACTCTTCAACTCATGGGATGAGATCATGTATATGCTCACCGATTCGGTTGGCAGCGGACTCTTCCAAGACATCAAGAGCCAAGCGGAGTCGGCGTTCGTAGCTTGCCGTCAGTATGACTTCACGATGAACTCGCTGGTTGATGCCGTGCGCCTCAACTCCATGTTGATGATCGAAGGCCAAGGGCCAGACGCAACGAAGATGTTGAAGCAGATGGAATGGTTGCCAATCAGCGTCATGCCAGACGGAGCGAAGTTCATTCAGAACCGCTTCCAACTCCCAGTAGGAGAAAGCATGAGCTTCATGCAATTCTTCATGGGAGATATGTATAGGGGAATGGGGCAGTATCGCATCAATGCCCCTACCTCTGGAGGAAAGCAACGCACGAAAGGCGAGGCAGAGTTAGATGCGGCTGAATCAGCCAAACTCTCTGGAACGCAAATCCGCCGATTCAACGAGTGCCAGACGCTTTACTTTAAGCAACTCTACAAACGTTTCGTTAACTCCAAGTCGAGCGATGATGGATACGAATTCGTGAAAAAGTTCTACGAAGTTCTTGAGGAACTTGGAACTCCGAAGGAAGCCGCGCAATGGAAGAACATCACCAGCATCCGCTCCAACCTCATCAATGGTGCAGGTAGCCCATCGTTCAAACTGATTACCGCAGAGAAGTTGCTGAACATCACAGCAATCACTCCAGCAAACGAAGGCCAAGAGAACGCAGTTAAAGACGCAATCGCGGCACTATCTGGACGAGACAACGTAGCTCGCTACCGGAATACCAAGGTAAGCAAGATCGACGATACCGCTCGCATCATTGGATTTGAAAATGCTGGAATGACTGATGCGTTCGTAAACCCAGCCAACTTCCCTGTGCTACCGACCGATCCGCACATTGAACACGCTCAAGGTCACTTCCAAGACATGGTGATGCAGTTGCAGATGAATATGCAGTCCGTGCAGGCTGGTCAGCCAAACATTGATGATCTTGCATTGGCGATGCGTTCCATCAAGTTCAAGGGTGGTCACATCATGGCGCACGTCGAGTATATCAGCAAAGACCAATCGAAGCAGGACTTCTTAAAGCAATTCATGCAAGGAATGAACGAGGCGCAGAAAATGGCCGACGATCTTCAGTCTGTATACGTGGAGATGGCTCAAGCCGAAGCTCAAAAGCAAGGTCAATCGAACTCCGAGGAAGACATCAAACTGCAATACCTCGCTGCCAAGTCTGGTATCGAAATCGACACCAAGAAGAAACTCGCCGACATTGCGATTGGCAAGGCATCTATCAGTCACGCCCAGCGCACCGAGCAACGCAGAGAACAGGGAATCACTCAACTCGCTCTCCAGAAAGCCAAGGCTCGCGCCGAGATTCAGAAGGCAAAAGGCAAGATGGCGGCAGAGAAGCCAATGCCAGCAGAGAAGCCAATGGAGGAAGAGGTAGAGATGGAAGAAGAAGAGACCGAAGAGCCAGAGGAGATGGAAACCGAAGAGGTAGAGACCGAAGAGGTCGAGACTCCAGAAGGAACTGAAGAAGTTGAGATGGAAACCACACAGACACCAATGCAACCACAATGACAACCGAAAAAGTAAAATCCTTATGCGCGGCAATAACAGCACACGAAGATTGGAACAAGCTACAGGCATACCTGTTGCTTAACGTAAGCCCACCCGAAGGAGTAACCACGCTTATCCATGCAATCAAAGCTATTGATGCTATTGGAACAGAGGAACAAGGAGCATTCAAAAAAACCAAGCCTTCTTCAAGAACTAAAGAACTTAAAGAAAGCACGATTGATCCAGACCTCGACGAAATCTAATTTATGGCAGACACCGACAACACAGCAGAAGTAATCGCAGAACTGAAGTCTAAACCTCAAGTTCCGATTAAGGGCAATACATCTGACTTCCTCAAGAAGTTCAGCAAACAACAAGCCGACGATGGCAAGCCAAGCGCGACCAATGTTGGAGACCCGAATCTCGGAATACCTAAATACAATGAAGAAGAACCACCCGAAGAACCAACCGGAGTTACTGAAGCTGAAATCACGTCTGAACGGACAGGAAAGAAAAAAGGATTCGTTGAGCGACAAATCGAAGAAAACCGAAAGCTCAAAGAAGAACTGGAGAAATACAAGAAGGAAGAAGTTCCAAAGTTTGAAACCAAAATCCAAGAACTTGAGCGATTGGTATCCGAGTCAAAATCGACAGCAGAAACCAACCACTACCAAGAACAACTCAACAAAGCCAACCAAGAGAAGTTGGAAGTTGAGCAACAACTATCCGAGCAGATTAAAGAATTGCGAAGCAAACTGGATTTCCACGATATCGCAAGCAATCCTGACTTTAAAAAGAATTACCTCGATCCCATCAAAAGCACTTACGACACTGCGCGGCAGTTGCTGGCGAATGATCCAACGCTTCTTTCAACATTCTCCCGTGCTGTCAATGCAAACGCCTCCATCTTCAATGCGGCATCCGAAGAAGATCGTCGAGCGGCAGAAGTTGACCGCGACCAAGCGTTCGAGGAAATCACGAACTCGCTATCGCAATTCAAGCAATACCAGTTCGCGGAGCAAGTCAACAGTTTCATCAAAGCAACTCAAAACCACCACTCGGCTCTAGTTAACTTTGAAGAGACTAAGCAGGACATCCTTCAAACTGCAAAACAACGCGAGCAAGAAGGGCGAAACAGGTATCTGAACCAGTGGCGCGAAGGGTATAAAACTACCCAGCAAGAAATTGATAACGCTACCGCGATTCCTGACTCGCTGGCTGAATACATGAAGGAAAAGGGAATCAAGTATGACTTGTCCCGTGACGAAGCTATCGCTCTTGCCGCGACCCAACAGAGTAATGAGCAGGCATCGGTAGAAGATATGAACCGCCTCATCAACCAAGGCCGGGCGTATCAGAAACTACAAGCCCAACTAAAAGCATTGCATGAAATGGTGAAAGAGAAAGACGAGTATATCTCACAACTGAAAGGATCGTCACGGATCACATCATCGCCAAGTGCATCGGATTCCCAGAAGCCAAGAATGAGTCTTTCGGAGGGACTGGCCGCGAAGATCGCAAGATTCTCGCCGCAAGCAAGAACTGCATAGCCCATCATTCCTAATTCTGGTTGTCATGGAGGGGGAGGTAGAGTCGATTGCTACCTCCCCCTAACTTTTTTTAAAAATATCGCTTGACATAATAAATAGGCGATTGCAATGTGGCGCACAAGAGATAGCCGAAATTATCGTTTACGATAAAATTAGGGATTCAGCCGCACTCTGGCTGGCGAGTTTTCGACCTCGCATGAAAAACGATTTCTGGACAGAATAAACTCTGGGTTGAGTCCAGCAGAGGAAACCAAGCACTCGCTTGCTATTCCTCTGTGGTATAGTTTAGCAGTGCAAAACTAAACTAAACAAAAATCAAATAAATCAATGAGCGATCAACTCTACTTCAATAGTTGTGCTGAAATTGACAGTTTCTTCCGCGAGGGCCGCGAGTATTTCAACGACCTCTATGTTAAGAAACTCGTCACCAACAGTGCATATTTCACCCGTTTCGAGGAGCAATCTTGGCCCTTGAATCACACAACCGAGCAGAAGGCTTTCCGCTTTGGCCGTGGATTCCACGATCCTTGCAGCCCCTTCCGCACGATCACCGACACCTACTGCGAGACTGATTCTTGCGATAGCAAACCCGAAGTCATCCAACGTCCCGGCACGGAGAGCTACACTTTCGAGCTTCTCCGCAAAGAGATGACCACTGACTGGATTTGCGTCGAGAGCCTTCTCTATCGCCTTTTCCCTGCTGAAGAGATTCTTCAGTTCGAGGAGTCCAATGCCCGTATCACCAAGAACGTTCACGAAGAGTTCCTTCGTAGCAACTATATCGGTGGTGCTGGACACAAATGGATGGGTATCACCACTGATGACGGAACCTACTGCGGTCTGGTCGATGACCAAGCATGGTTCGTTCCAGAACACACCCTCAACAACGAAGCTGGTTACGACCTCTGCGCACTTCGCGTTAAGCTCGCTCCCGCCGATCTCAACAAGATCGCTTACCTCTCGCTTGATATGCTCGACGATGCTCTCGTTGACCTCCAAGACGAAGATGACGCTTTCCGCCTTGATCTGCAAGATGCGACTGGTCAGCCTCTGCTCGACATCGTTATCCCTGATCCTCAAGTTGGCCGTGCGCTTTACTTCCAAGCCAAGCGCAACAATGGCTACTGGGATGCTAACACGGACTTCGATGAGCGTCTTACCCGTCTGAAGCTCGGCATCAATCGTATCATTGGCGACTACGCTTTTGGTTACGACATCAACGCCGCTCGCTTCAACGCTGACACTGCCTTCAACGCATCGCTCGCTCCGTTCAACGAAGCTGATCCTGCTACTTGGGCGCGTCTCGTTCGCGTTCCTCGCTACATCAAAGTTGTGATGGAACAAGGTTGCGCCTACGTCCCGAACAAAGCCTACCGCAATGCCGACTTCGGTATCTCGGTTGCTATGGTCAACAAAGCCATGTGCAAATGGACGATGCCTTCCTCGACTGGTTACGGCCAAGCCCAACAGATGACCCAGAACTACGCTGGTGATTGGGAATGGAAGAACCCTGATTGGGAGTGCAACCGCTGGCGTAAATCGGGCTTCTATCAAGCCCAGTTCCGTCTGGCCGCACAGGTCAAAGACCCAACCATCATGCACACCTTCCTGCATCGTATGCCGAAGAGCAAGAACCTCTATGGTTCCTGCTGCGAAGTTCAGAGCTACATCGTCCCTGAAAACAATCAGGACTGCTATAGCTGCGCTGGCGTTGGTGACATCGTTGTGCCTTCCTAAAGTTAAATAAGGGGAGGGGCTATTAAAGCCTCTCCCCGTAACCTTAAACAAAATCAAAATATATGTCTAATTCTCGACCACTCGCTTATGATCGTGTCAACCTGTTTGGCCCGACCGCCGTTAACCTCCTCGCTGCTGGAGACGCTGATCTCTTGGTTCTCAACGACCAAGACACCAAGTTCTTTCCAACTAGCATCGTTCTGGAAACCGCATACGCTCGCGGAACCACTGCCACCGATCCAGTTGTGATCGTTGACAACGGAACCACGGGTGAAAACATCACTTCCTCGCTGACCATCACGGACGGTCTTGATAACCAAGGACGCTACAATCCTCTTACGATTGCCGCCAATCCTTACGTCATCACTGGTGCTGGTAAACTCCGCTTGCTGAAAAGCACTGTGGGTGCTGGTCAAGCCACCGCTACTCGCTCCCGCACTTCGGGCGTTGCTACCATCGTTACTGCCGCTGCTCATGGATTCTCCACGGGCGATGTCATCACGATTGCCAGCATGACCGACACCTCGTTCAACGATGTGCAGGCGGAAGTTACTGTTGTTGACTCCACCACGTTCACCTATGCGAACGCTGGTGCTAATGTCGCTTCGGGCGCGGATACCGCTGGACGTGTTGGCGCACTCTACGTGAATGCCTACGTTGTTGGTATCTACTACTAATCATTAATCTGGGTGGGGGAGTTACATTCTCCCTCACCCTAACCATTTTCTATTATGGCTTGCTTTACCTCTCTACCCTACCGCGATAAAACCTATCCTTTCGTTCAGACGATTGCTACCGCCGCTGGCATTGAACCAATCTCTTTTGGTTGCTACGACTCGGCAAGCGATGCCGCCAAACTCTATCAGTTCTATGTTGGATTCGCAACCATTGGTGGCCTCACCCCAGTTACTCAAAATTGCTTTGTGCAAAAAACTGAAGACCAGCAATTCTTCCTTACTAATGAGGCTCTGTCTGCTGCTCTTAACCCTGTTACATAATTATCGTAACCGATAAAATATTATGCCAACTGATTCACAGTTCTTGGATGGAACAAACGATATTCAACGTCTTGCTATTTTGCGAGCAGCAGAGGCGCAAGGGACATATATTAGTCCATTAACGGATACTTGTTTCAAAGATGCAACTGAAGATGTTCAGAGGCTTGAAATCCTTCGCGCAATCGAAGGCATATCTGGCGGCGGTGGATCAGGAACCGTTACAAGCGTAACTGGTGGAACTGGTCTTACTGGTGGAACAATTACCACTTCTGGAACACTTGCTGTTAGCTATGGAACTTCCGCTGGAACAGCCGCCGAAGGCAATGATTCTCGACTTTCGGACGCTCGCATTCCGACTGGGTCTGCTGGCGGAGACTTGACTGGCACATACCCAAATCCAACTGTAGATGGATTGCAAGGAACTCCGGTAAGCAATGCAACACCAGTCAATGGACAAGTCTTGCAATACAATGGAACAAGTTGGGTTCCGGGGACTATTCCTCCCGGTGGTTCTGGTGGTGGTGGTGTAATTTATTATTTGAATTTCAACACAGCAGCAGACGCTCCTGTAACAAATATTCCGCAAACACCAAACGCATCGAAAGAACTTGGAATTATCGGAGAAACAACCGCAACAAGTTATCTTTCACCAATTCTTTCTACAGGAAGCTACGACTTTCTCGCATCGTTTGTTACTGATCTCAATATTCCATCTGCCACTGCAATCCCCGCTGGCATTTGGGATTTCAATATCTTTGTAGAATCAACGACTACAAATTCTTCAAACCAAATTCGTTTCAAAGTTGAAGTTTTGAAATACGATGGAGTAAACGCTCCAACGCTCATTGCAACTTCTAACGATGTTTACATCTACGATCCCGCTGAAATTAACCAACAGGTTGCATCGGTGGTAATGCCGCAAACTACGATTCTTGCAACTGATCGAATCCTTGTTTATTTGTATGGACGAGCGAATCAAAACAACAATCGTCTTACATTCCATTTTGGCGGTAACTATCCATCACATACTCACACAACAATGCCATCCGTCACAGGAACTGGCGTTGTTAAAGTAGTCAATGGCGTATTCCAATCACCAGCATCCACGATTGTAAATGCTGACGTGTCTGCAACCGCAGCTATTGAAGTAAGCAAACTTTCTCAAGCAACCAATCGAATTCTTGGCAGAACAACTGCTGGAACTGGATCGGTTGAAGAATTGAGTGTTGCAGGCAATCTTACGCTTGCATCTGGAACACTAACTTCACTTTCTCCTCAAATTGATATTTATACTGCATCAGGAACTTGGACAAAACCAGTAGGCGCAAGGGAAGTTGTAGTTCAATGTGTGGCTGGTGGTGGTGGTGGTGGATATGGTGGCAAGCAGACTGCTGGAACTGCAGTTTTTGGCGGTGCTGGTGGTGGTTCTGGTGGTTATTCTCATGCTTCAATTAACGCATCAGAACTTACAGATGCAAGTTATACAATAACTGTAGGTAGTGGAGGAACTGGAGGAGTTGGAACTACTTTAACAAACGCTACTCTCGGAACGCTTACATCATTTGCTGGTATCACTCAAGGAACACTCGTCAGAGCTTCTGCGGGTGGGACTGTTGCTGGCAATGGAGGCACAGTCGCACCAACATCAGGTGGTGCTGGTGCGCCAGCAGGAAATGGTGGAGGCGCGGCAAACATAACTGGAACTGGAGGTGCTGGTAGTGGAACAAATTTTTCTCCATCAAGTGGCGGTGCTGGCGGCGGTATAACTGCGGCGGCAGTTGTGGGAAATATAACAGGTGTATTCAATGGAGGAACGGGCGGAACTAACCATTTTGTTGGTTTGATAAGCAACGGAGGCGTTGCAAGCGCAACAGCAAATGGAGGTTCTGCAACTCCAACTACTCCAAGAACACTATCTACATTGATGATTAATGGCTCTGGTGGTGGCGGCGGCGGAGCTTGCTCATTTGCAACTGGGTCTGGAGGAAATGGAGCAAATGGTTCAGCATATGGCTCTGGTGGCGGTGGTGGCGGATCAACTATTGGTTCTGGAGACCGAAGCAACGGAGGCAATGGCGCACCCGGAGCATTAATGATTACAACTTACTTTTAATTATGGAAATTGACGATTGGGCAATAATCAATACGGCAGGCGGATGGCTTGAAATGGTTGTGCGTTGGGACGGAAATACCGAAACTTGGCCACTTCCCGAAGGAACATACGCAGTTCGCCGTTCAGAAATAAATTTAGATTCTCTTCCATTAAATCCAGAAATTTTAAACGATCCAGTCGAGATTTTCGTTGACATCGAAGAAGCTGGATCATATTAACACTTTTATTGTTGAGGAATCAACATTAAAAAACAAAACACATAAAACTAAACTAAACAAAACAAATTAATTATGCCAAACAACGACATCAATCGCACACGCTTCAGCAATCGTCACCGTCTTCTCGGTGATCCAGCGGGAGCAGGCGCACCACAATCCGCTCTCACAGCAGAGTTGGCTCACAACGAAAACGACCAAATCCTCTACATTGGAACTGGTAATGACGGAGCAGGTAATGCTACCGCCATTGTGCCAATCGCTGGTGAGGGTCACTTCTCGACCAAGGCTTATGCCGAATCTTTGACTGGTGGAGTTCAATCCGCCCTCGACGCAGAAGTTACTGCTCGCCAATCTGCAATCAGCGACCTCTCTAGCCGAGTTGACGCGATCGTATCCAACACGGATGCGGCAGCCCTTGACTCTCTTTCAGAAATTGTTGACGCTTTTCAGACAGCTGACGGTGATCTCTCGGGAATGATTTCCGCTCTCGGCGCATCGGCGACATCCGCCCTTGGTGCTGAAGTTGCTCGCGCTCAAGCCGCCGAAGCTGCCCTTGCTTCGGATATTGCTGATGAAGAAACCGCTCGTATTGCTGCCGATAGCCTCATGGCTAGCGACATCAGCAATTTGGTTTCCCGCGCCAACACCAACGACACTCGTAGCACCGCTATTGAGACTGCCGCTGGTCTTCTTGAAGGCCGTGTGAGTGAAGTTGAAAGCGACATCGTTGCGATTGAAAACGCTGCTACTTCCTTGACTGGTCGTGTTAGCACTTTGGAGAGCGATCTTGCTAGTGAAGTTAGCCGCGCTGAAGCTGCGGAGGATGAACTTGCGAGCGATCTTGCTGACGAGATTACCCGTGCGCAATCTGCCGAAGCTCAACTGACCAGCGATCTCGCTGCTGAAGTTACTGCTCGCACCGCCGCTGTTGCCGCAGAGAAAACCCGCGCTGAAGCTACCGAGGCGGCCATTGCTGCTGATCTCGCTAGCGAAGTTTCGGCCCGTGAAGCCGCTGTTGCTGCTGAAGTAACCGCTCGCACTGCTGCCATTTCTGCCGAAGCGACCGCTCGCGCTGCCGCTATCGCCGCTGAAACGACCGCCCGTGAGTCCGCTATCTCTGCTGTTAATACCCGCGTTGATAACGTTCTCTCGAACATCGACCCAGCCGCTCTTGATAGTTTGACGGAAGTTGTTGCCGCCTTTCAATCGGCTGATAGCTCCATCACAGACGCAATCACAAACCTGACCGCTGGTTCTGCAGCTGCTGTTGCCGCTGAAGAGACCCGCGCTCTTGCTGCTGAAGCCGCGTTGCAAACTGCAATCAACAACGAGGTTTCTGCTCGCCAAACGGCTATCAGTGATCTCGCTTCGGAAATTGCTAGTGATATTGCTGACGAAGTTTCCGCACGTGAAGCTGCCGTGTCTGCGCTCCAGACCTCGCTTAACAATGAAGTAACCCGCGCTCAAGCGGCTGAAGCCCAACTGACGACTGATCTCGCCAGTGAAGTTACTGCTCGCCAGAGCGACGTTCAGAGCGTCCGCGACGTTACCGACAACCATGAGACCCGCCTTTCGTCGGCTGAAGGCACGATTGCTGGTCTTGGCACAATGTCAACCCAGAACGCCAACAATGTAAACATCACTGGTGGTTCTATCAGCGGTGTTAACCTCCAAGCCTCCAGCATGGAGATCAGCGGTGCAGGTTCTACTGCACTCTACGTTGGTTCTACTGGTAATGTTGGTATCGGAACCGAGACTCCTTCAACTGCGCTCGACGTTGTTGGATCGGTCACTGTTTCGCAAGACCTCATCGGTTCTGGAACAAGCGCTCTCCGTGGATTCGTCCTCGCTGGCGGCACGTTCTAATCTGAACTAAAAACAAATAACACCCTGCCGTTACAATGCGTAGCGGCAGGGTTATTTTGGCAATCTATTTTTAAAAATATTATGGCACTTACAGACAACCTTCTCGCTTTTTATAAACTCTCCGACCTCTCCGACTCCTCCGGTAACAACCACACCCTCACCAACAACGGCAACGTCACTTTTGCTTCTGGTAAGCTTGGAAATGCTGCTGTGTTTGATGGAAGTAATTATTTGTCACCAACTCCATTTTGGCAAAACGGAACATCTTTAACGGTTTCTTTGTGGGTTAAAACTACCGCTGAAAATTATTCTTATTTGATAGGCGGAAATGGGCCTAGTGATGGTTTTTATGTTGTTATGAATGGTTCTGGATATGCTTCAGCATATGCTGGCGCAGAGTATTCAGAATTTGAAGGCCCATCTATTTTGGTAAATGATGGATCTTGGCATCACATTGTTCTCAAGGCCAACAATGGATCTGCTACAATATATGTTGATGGCGTAGCAGGAACTTCTAATTCTATTCCAGAAACTATTCTTGAATCAGGATACATGAGTATTGGTGTAAACGGAGAAGCTAACTTCGCGTTTTTAAACGGTGAAATGGACGCAGTTGGCATCTGGAACAGAGCTTTGAGTGATGCAGAAGTTGCTGAACTCTATAACAATGGCACGGGGCTGGAGATTGACAACAGCGGTGGTGGTGGCGGTGGTGGCGGCGGTGGTGGAAATCCAACGCTTGTCAAAATGCAAGCTCCAGTTAAATTCTTCGGAAAAGTTAAATTTGGAGTCTAAAATCAAATGCCGTCCGAAACCGAAATCCCAACACGCATTCTCCCATTGCAGAGTTTAATCCCCGGTGCTAAACCAAGCACTGCTCAATGGATAGAACGCGAGATAGCGATCAACGTGACGGACGGCAAGATTTACATTCGGGTTGACGAGGCTCCAATCCTCGTCGCCGAACGTATGCCAACACCACCAAGCGACACAGGAACATTTGTTCTTAAAGTAGTAAACGGAGTTTACACTTGGGTTGAAGAATGAATTGTTTGTTTTCTAAAATTTAGAAAATTAATTTTATGATTGAGCAGGATGATATTCAAAGAACATTGGGAATTTTATCTGGAAAACTTGATCTTGTTTTAGAAAATCAAAAAGACTTTTGTAGCAAATTTGCTGATTTTGAAAAACGCTTGCGTTCTTTGGAATCTCATCGAGGATACGCATTTGGTATCATTGCGGCGGCAGCATTTGTTTGGACGATCTTTTTTGAATTTATTAAAAACAAAATCTCAAATTGAAATGAATAATAAAAAAATCGCACTTGGACTTATATTGATTTCGTTTGCTTTTTTCATAATGGCATTCTTGACCGGATGCGAAACTCTCGGAGTATCCCTAGAAACACAATATGGTCGGTTCACCTATGAGCTACCTCAACCAACAGGAACAAAGAAATGAAAATCGTAAACATACTACTTGAACGGCTATCAGAGAATAGCACATGGCGCGGATTGATCCTAATCGCTACGGCGGTAGGAGTTAAGCTGGAACCAGAACTTCAAGAGTCCATCATCGTCGCAGGGATAGGACTCGTGGGACTCATCAACGTTATCCGCAAAGGAAAATGATTCCCAACTCCAGACCACAGCAAGCCAAGGAAAAGACACTCGCAATGGTAATCAAAGCGGGTATCGAAGACTTGGTTTGTTTGGTCGGGATTCGTGGATACTACCTCGACTCGATGGGGGCAAAAGGAAAGAACGACAGAGGTATCTACGACGATGCGATCATTCTTCTATCACCAAGCGTTCATGCTACGTTTAACGCTAATACTGATCCTTCAGTTTTCAAGAAAGGCATTGCTGTGCTTAAAACAGGCGTGCATCGCTTTCGTAAAGGCAATCATGGTATCTCTAAACCCGGAGGTGGCTACCCAGCGTTACGACCTGCTAACGCAAAAGAACAACTCCCTGTTACGCGAGATGGTGAAGGTGATTCGATGGGGATTGCGATAAACATCCATAAAGGAGGATATAACACTACGAGTTCGCTCGGCTGTCAGACGATCTACCCACCGCAATGGGACGGGTTCATAAATCTCGTCTACTCGGAGATGAGTAGATACAACCAGAAGACGATACCATATTTATTAACGGAATTATCGTAAACGATAAAAAACAAATGAATAAATGGCAACAAATCGAACGGGATGCTACAAAGAAATCCCATGAAGTAGAAATCGCGGATTACAAAAACCAGATTAAACGCTACCAACAAACAGTAGACGAGTTGGATAAGCAACTTGGAATTGTATCTGCATTGAAGGAAGATAAGTTTAAGAAAGACACATACAAGATAGAATCTGCGCGAGGTGTATCAAGCGCGGCGGTAGCTGTATTGTCTGATTGGCACGTTGAAGAACAAGTTGATCCAAGAACAGTTTCACACTTAAACGAATTCAATCTTGAAATTGCAGATCGTCGCATTGAAAAAGCTACCCAAGCTATTTTGCGACTAACAGAAATTGAACGAGTAGGACGCGATATTCCTATCTTGGTTCTTGCACTTTTGGGAGATTTAATGACGGGATACATTCACGAAGAACTTCGCGAGGAAAACGAATTGTCACCTACTCAAACAATTCTTTGGTTGCGTCAAAAGCTATCCAAGCTAATCAACACAATTAAAAAAGAAGGGAACTTTGAACGGATTATTATTCCATGTTCAATCGGCAATCACGGCAGAACTACAATCAAGCCTCGACATAGCACGGCTTACAAGAACAGCTACGAGTGGCTTCTATACAAATTGCTAGAGCAAGAGATTGAAGGTGTGGAATGGATTGTAGGAGAAAGCTACCACACATACCTTGAAGTGTTTGGAAAAACATTCCGACTGCATCATGGTGATGGATTGAAATATCAAGGGGGTATCGGAGGGTTGACCATACCCGTAGAGAAAGCAATTTCAAGTTGGAATAAAGGAAGGTCAGCGGACATTGACATTTTCGGTCACTGGCATACTTCCCAACAAAACCCTAAATGGGTTAGCAACGGAAGTCTCGTAGGACACAACGCATATAGCATTGCTATCAAAGCAGCGTTCGAGCCACCACAACAAACTTACTTTTTGTTCGACGCAAAACGCGGAAGAACTGGAACTTGGCCGATATTCTTGGAGGACTAACCAATGGCAAACTGGAACAAAATAGTAGAGGCTCACAACAAGGAGCATTACAAATGGCCGAGCGGTTGGGATTCCCGCGAAACAATTGCTGAACAATTGGAGTGCAGTCCAGAAAGAGTTGCAGAACAATTGTCATCTGCCATTAAAGGTGGACAAGTAGAAAAGAAAGCTATCACTTATTGGAACGAAGAACTGAAAAGAAAGGTTACTGTCTTCGGTTATCGACCAGTTCAAAAAGACAAGCCGACCAAAGAGAAAGTATCGTTAACGATAAAATGGCCGCCAGCAGAAGGAATACGAGTATCGCGTAGAGACAATCCTAAGAGCAAAGGAACACATATTGGCAAAGGAAAAATAGCTTGGGATAATGGTCATGTTACAGAACCCAAGGGAAGCACAATCCAAAAAATAATTCTTGCTTAAAGAATAAAAAACAATCAATATATTAAAAATATGAGTTGCGGAAATTCCAGAAGTTCTAAATGCAATCCGTGCGGCCCAAGTGAGGCGGCAATGAATGAGATTGCCAACAAGGCTGCATACTACGCAAGAATCGCTCAATATGCTTCAGATGGATTCAGCCAAGTTTATCTTGGTGCAAAAGATATCGCTCCAACTACAGACAATAATGGGAATCCATTAATTGTTGGAGCATTGTATTTTAATACAGTAAGTGACATATTGTATGTTTGGGATGGGGCGGCATGGGATATTGCAACTAATTTTAACGAAACAACTCCATTTATTGCAAATGGAACAACGACTTCCAGAAACCTTGTAACAAGGATGTCTGATATTATCAATGTAAAGGACTTCGGTGCAGTTGGTGATGGAGTTGCGGACGATACTGCCGCGATTAATGCAGCATTTCTATATGCGCAGAACAAAGGATATGGATCAATTTATTTTCCTTATGGAACATATTATATTACAGAAGGAGCGTGCATAGAAAGTCCTGATGCCTACGATGCTTCTCAAAATATTGGGCCATTCAGTATTGAAGGATATGGTGCAACAATTAAAATGACAAACGCTTTTGTAACTAGCGTTTCTCCTATTAATGGGATTGTAAAAAGTGCCATTTTAATTGCTGGAGTAACAAATATAACTATTAGTGGATTATCGTTTCAAGGAACAGGAACATCTTTATCTACCGCAACAACTGCGACAAGATATAATACAGCCGATCCGGGTCATAAAGGAGATGGAATAAGGATTCAAGGATATAAAAAAGCCATTGTGCAAGATTGTGTATTTAACGGATTAAACCTTGGAATCATCATTAACGATGATGACCCCAGAAGTCCATTGCCTATCCCTCCAACCAAACCAATTGAAAGTGGAATTTATAGCATTTGCAATAATAGATTCTTTGCAAACTGGCAATCTTTATCATTTACATATGGTGGAAATTCAAATGGAACAATCTATGGTAATTATTTTGAACAAACTGTTACAAAATTAATTAGCCATTATGGAGATTCACAAACAACAGATCAATTGTCAGGCCCAAGTCATATTATTACAAATAATAACTGGAAAAATTGTCCATCTGTCATTATTGGACTAGATAATTGTATTATTGCAAATAATATTTTTGATACTGTAATAGGTGGAATTTGGACAAATGTTGGAAGTGATTATCCAAATACAAACTTTAATTATAATATTGTAAATTACGCTATTAATAACAATGTATTTACATACACAAACAAATGGACAACAGCATCTGAAGCAAACATGGTTCCAGTCTGTTCATGGCTTGTTGGAATTGATACAATTTATACAGCAGGGCAAACAAGTCTCTATAAAAATATCAATTTTATGGATAATTATATTAGAACAGATGCTTCTAATTCTAGTACTGCTGGCATTATTCAATTAACAACAACAAATGCTAAAACAGTTTTTGAAAATTTAAATATTTCAAATAACGAAATTACAATTACTTCAAATCAAGGAGTATTTATTTATAGTGAAATCGCAGCGTCTGATGTGCAATTTAATTTCTCTACAAAAATCATAGGAAATACATTTAGGCGCGGAGAAGGAGCTACATCGGGGGGAACGGCGAATTTTGAATTTACACTTGTTAATAATACATTTATTGGAGGAAGCACAACATCCACATTGCAAGTGATTAATAATGCATATTATGGATCATTGGCTACAAATAGCATTTTCAATATATCAAGATTTGCTCAATGCATTTTAAGTGATAACCAACTTTATCTTGGTGAATCCGCTGCCACTTTTGCTCCTATATTTAGAACATTGGGATGTCCTCGTATAACTGCAAACTCAAATTATGTTGTTAGAAATGGTTCAGCAAATAATGGAGTATTAATTGGGTTTGGAGTTGTCGATGTAAACGATCAGCCACTAATGGAAAAAGTTCGCATTAAAACAAGCCAAAATTCTATGTCAAGGGGAGCCGCTGGTATTTATCCAATTACACCTTTTACATTTGCATCTGGTTATGGATTGATTGAAAGCGTAAATGATGAAATCACTGTTGATCCAACTATTCAATGGATGCCAGCAATTGCAAATGTGGACGCATTTTGTGTTGTTAATCCGACAACAAGGAATCTAGCAACAACAGGAGGGATTACAGCTGCAAATGCATTAACGGTTGTTCCACAAGGATATTCTTGCAAAACACGATTGGCTACAGCAGGAAGCGCATCTGCATATAGACTCGGAAGTGCATCATGGCTTAACGAGGGAGCATTGTCGTAAATTACGATTGCATATTAAAAATTTAATAATAATCTTACAATTATGAGCGTAAACATTAAAGCATCACTATGAGCCTCTGCACACCTTGCACACCATGCCCACCATGCGACTCGGAATATCCGTTGTTGTGTGAGCCGCTAGAAACAACCGCCAATGGGAAACGATTGGTAGTAGAAGACTCCGCTGCTTGTCAGAAGACGATTCAGACTCCAGTTGCCCAGCAAGTCTTGAAGACTGATGGTGCTGGAAATTTGACTTGGACAAATGGAGCGAGCGGAACTGTATTGAGAAAAGATTCTACAGGTCTTGTAGAGTTTGATACACTTAATAGTGTTCTGCAAGCAGGCCCAGTTGATCTTGGTAGCCAACCATTGACTACTACCGGAGCATTGACTGTAGGTTCACTTTCTCCAACGCTTGCTATTACAGCATCGTCGCTGACTGTTTCTGGTGCGACATCTACTGCCGCAATTACTTCCAGCAGCACTATCCTTGCCAATGGTAACTCATCCAAGATTGGATACAATACTGGTGCAGGTGGAACTATTACCCAAGGTGCAGGAGCAAAGACAAACTCTGTTACGCTGAATCGTCCTACTGGAATTATCGTAAGCGATAACGCTGCCCTCGCGTCCGCTACTGCTGTTACCTTTAACTTGAGTAATTCGGTGATCGAGGCTACGGACATTGTTGTTGTAAGTCATATCTCTGGAGGAACGCTTGGTGCATACAACTTTGCGGTAGCTCCAGCGGCAGGCAATGCTAACATCGTGATCCGTAATATCACCGCAGGAAGTTTGTCTGAAGCACTGACATTGCGCTTTATCGTAATCAAGAGTGTCAACGCCTAATGCCAGCAGAAGGATCAGTCTTTGATGGATTCACAAGTATCATCGCGCAAGACGCAGATACTCATCCATCGTATTTACCAGAGTCTGTAGTATCAGAGTCGGTAAATAGGACATTCCGAGGTGGCATTAACCGGACAAGACCGAGCATTCGGAACATCCCGATTCTCGCTGGAGATGGAGAAGCCGAGACTATCGTTAACGATATTCTTGGTGGTAGCTTCCAAGGTGCGTATCCATATCGTTCGACTAACTTGAGAACCAGCGATGGTATCCTGTTATCGGTATCTGGGATTATTTACTTTCTGAAGATCATAAACAACCGAGCATTCGCCTACAAGATTATCGAAGGCAACGATCCGGGCATGATGCACACATGGTTCGTGCAAGCTGAAGATCGGGCATATATTCAAAATGGCTACCAGAATGCGATAGCATGGGATGGGGTATTAGGAACGCTGACAGCAAGTGAAATTCAAAACGGAGACTACTGCGAGATTGTATCAGTTGGGACTACCAACTTCACTTTGATCGGCGCACCATCCAATACGATTGGAGTTAAGTTCACGGCAGTTATTACAGACACTCAAAGAGGAACCGGAACAGGAACAGTCAAGCTACCTGCTTACCGACTGAACCCATACTTGGCAAAGATGCCGATTGGAACGATCATGGAGTATGCCTTCGGTCGAGTCTTTGTTTCTGATAGGTTCAATCAAATCTACGCTTCTGACATCATCTATGGTGGCGGGTTCACCGATACCAAGAATACAGAGAACTTCACGGAGATAGGATACTGGGCAGAAGGCGGCGCGTTCTCGACTCCAGCCATGATGGGTAATATCACAGGGATGAAGGCGATGCCAGAGTTGGGATACAACCTTCGCGGCCAAGGTCAGCTAGTAGTCCTTACAGGAAACGGAGCATTCTCAATGGATGTCTCTCTACCAAGGTCACAATGGAACACATCAAACATCCAGCGTATCTCACTCCTTGGGCGCGGATGCACTAGCCCGTATCTAGCTCTAGTTAATAGTGAGCTTTGGTTCCGCTCGCACGATGGTTGGGCATTCTATTCCAATACCCAGTCCGAGTTCAATAGATACTTCTCACTCCGCAAACTATCTAGGGACGTGAACAAGTGGGTATCAAATGATACTCCGTGGATGAAGCAATTCGCTTCTACTATCTTTTTCAACAACTACCTCATCAATACTGTCTCTCCACAGACCTACCGAGCAGAAGGAGTGGAAGGACTGAATAGGTATCATCGGGGCATGGTTGTTCTAGACCTAGACCAATCCTCAACTCCTGCCCCAGATGCAGAATTATCATTCCGTTGGAATGGAGTATGGACAGGCATCAGACCAACCCAACTTCTGACTGCACTAATCCAAGGTGAAAAGCGTGGGTTTGGATTCTCGTTTGATAAAGACAACAAGAACCGCCTATATGAGTTCACCATAGCCCAAGGCGATGACTACGGCCCGAATGGAAGCAGACAGATTGAATCCTTCTTCACAACTGGAAGGTATGACTTCAACCGAAGTGGGGCTACAAACAAGTTCCTACGTAAAAAGATTACTGGTGGAGAAATGTGGATGAGTGAGATTAAGGGGCAGGTAGAAAGCGATGTTGATTTTCGCGCTGATTCCAATCCATGTTGGTCACAACTAAAAGTTCCTACAACATATGGGTGTGATCCATGCTCGCCTAAAGTAACTGAATGCTTTCCACAACAAGGCGGCAATCGCTACAAACGCTACAAGTTTAACACGCCAGACCCAAGCGAGTGCAATGACTTGGCAGGCATCCCAGCGGTAGAGGGAAGCGAGTTCCAGATCAAAGTGAACCTAACCGGAGCAGCTACGATTGATAGAGTAAGGTTAATGGCAAACATCAAGAACAATGATGATTCTCCGATTGGCGATTGCCCAGAAGAAAATCAAGAATGCGAACCATTTTTGTGTTGCCAAGAGAAATATTGGAACTACAATATCGTAAATTAATCTATGGACAATCAGTCTTCATCGCCAGCACTTACATTTCCAAATGTTCCAGATGATTTCTGTCCAACTGGTAACTGGCAGAATGTCTTCCAAGTATTCATTGATGAGGTTCTTGCCAATGGAACGATCAATGTTCCGGGGCTTGGCGATGTAACTCCAGCGCAGATTAACCAAATCAACGAAGACCTTGCTGACCAGCAGAATCAGATTGATGCTTTAGTAACAGATGTAAACGCGCTTGATGTTAGGATTGATACGCTAGAAGCAAGGCCAGTAATTAATGCTCGTTACGGAAATATTGGCAGCGTTCCTACTGGAGATTCTATCCAAACCGCATCGTTTGCTGCACTTCCTTCTGCAAACTACGGCATTTCAATTACACCAAACTGCAATGCAACGATTGGAGCTTCTGCTACTCCATTGTTCGCGTTGGTAGCTGGCAGTAAAACAACTACAGGATTCTCTATCCGCGTAGAAAATAATCTTTCTCAAATAACAAGTGTGGACTGGATGGCGGTTCACACTTCGTAATAAACAAGCCATAAGAAAAACTAAACATATGACACCACTAAAAGGAACTGATCCTAAACTCGTTAGCGGCGGCGCACCTACTCGCGGCATGATCCGTGAAGGCATGGGCAACATGAACCCACCTAACACTGGCAAGAACCCATACTCCAGCGCACCACTTCCTAAATCTGGAAAGCCCGTTGGCTCGAAATAATTATCGGAAACGATAATCCCTATGGCTGATACCCTCGAAGAGATGGTAGAGCTTGTTAAGGGTTTTGTCGGCGACTCTGGCACTTGTTCATACGAGCGCGGAGTCAAAGCCGTAAACCAAGCAAGGCGACTGCTATGGAATAAGCGAGCATGGACTTCTCAAGAAGAGTATGTCCAAATCTGCTGCGTGAACGATTGCTTCACGCTGCCAGCCCGATATGAGCAAATCAAACTAGCTTGGATCGGGAATGAATCTGCATCTCTAGCAGACGAATGGTTCAATGCTACCAACGCTTTTGCTCTCCATGCAGATCAATCATGCCATAGAGGAATCGTAGAAGTAGGGGGACTCCATGTCCTATTCCGCGATTACACAACGCATCCATACCAAATTGGAGTAATGGCCGAGGAAGCTGAAGACATTGGCGTAGAGTTGATGTTTGAAGCGCAAGACCAGTATGACACCTACCACAAGGTTAAGGTAACTACTGCAAATCCTCCAACGCTGGCGAAGTCTGATCTTATTGTGAAAGGAATTCGCGCAGTAACCAAGCCAATTACAAAAGGTAGGATTCGGGTGTATGCCTACGATACGGCATTGGAAGCAAAGACGCTGATAGCAATCTATCAACCGAACGATGCTAACCCAACCTTCCGCCGATTCAAAGCACCAAAGACCTGCGAGTGTATCACGCTTTACGCATCGAAGAAATACTTCGATCTGACCGATCCGAAAGAGTTGGTTGAGTTCATTCCAGATGCGATGATCTATGCTGTCCTTGCTCTGAACTCCAGAGACAATAGGAAGGCGCAAGAATTCTTGATGAACCTAGACCTTGCCATCAAAGAGCAAGAGAAGGAAATGGAAAATACGGAAATTCCAACAGCAGCACCTATCCGCTTTGCAAACTATAGCAGGGCAGATAATCTAATTGGTTCTGATCTACTTTCTCCATCACCCAACGATTACTTCTTGTATAGATGAAACTAGAGATTCAAGAAAGATGCCCAATTGAATTGGTCAAAAATCGTATTGATCCAATGGATGTTGCTGGATACAAGAATCCTGATGACGTTCTAAATCTTGCTGAATTGGATATTGCAGAATTGCCTCCAGTAGATTGTCCAGTAACGCACAAATTTACACCTAATTTATACACAAGGGAAATTTTTATTCCAAAAAATACAATTCTTACATCCTTGTTGCATCTTACAACACATCCATTTTTTATCCTTCAAGGAGATGTGTCGGTATGGTATCACGATACACCAGTCCAAAGATACAAAGCTCCATATAGTGGAATAACAAAAGCTGGAACACGCAGACTTCTTTACACACATGAAGATACAATTTGGTCAGCTTGCTTTGTAACTACATTGACAGACCCAGAAGCTATTGCAGATGAAATAATGGCAAGAGACTTTAACCCGCATATTGACAAAAACAATCCAAGGATGCAAACTTGGCGGTGTAATAGAATAGAATCCTAATATGATTGACGAGCCAATAGAACAACGATATTCAAAAAATAAAAGGTGTTTCCATGTTTGGGCAGCAGTTGCTGGTGGAACAATTGCCGCAGTAGGAGCGGTGGCTGGAGGCGTTATGTCTAGTCAAGCTGCTGGAAAACAAGCTGGTGCTTCTAAAAAGGCTCAAAAGAATTTCGAGGCAAGGGTAAAAGAAGCAAATATCGAAACTCCTCAACAACTAATTCAGAATATTGAGCAGTATTATCCGGGCGCAACCAGCCAAAGGCAACAAGCTGCAAATATCATCCAGCAAAGAATGAGCGGACAACCACTCACTCAAGAGCAAATTGATTTTGTTCAGAGGCAAACCGCCGAAGCATTTGGTGGTGGATACAGACCAATGCTTGGGAAAACGCCGGGAATGTCAGTAGCTCAATCGCAGTTCGCTCGTAACCTTAGCCTTTTATCCACAGATGTTGCAACTCAAGGAGTGAACATGGCATATGATTGGAACAACCTAGCACAAAGTTTTATGCAAAGAGCAGGAGAAATAAACCTCGGAGCCGCTGGAGGTCAATATCAAGCGGCATCAAACGCAGCAGCGGCAAGATACGCGGCTGACTTGGCTCCAGCCCAAGCGATCATGGGAACCACTCAAGCGATTGGTGGAGGACTAATGTCTTACGGGACATCAGCAATGATGGCTAACGCAATTGGCGGTGGAGCAGGTGGAGCCAAGGGTGCTATTACTGGAGCTGGAGGTCAGCAATATGTGCCAGCGACCAGCGCAACTGGTGGACAATTCTATCGTCCACTTACTGGATCAATTTACGGATAGTGGATTAATTTACGAAAGGTAATATATGGCAGTCATCCCACAAATCAGCTATGGAATCCCCGCTATGGATTATGGCGCGTTGACAAAAAGTCTTTCTGATCTTGGTCAACAAGTGGGTCAAGCACTTGCTGCAAAAGAATACCAGAAGCAAGCGCAAGCTGCTCTTCCAGCATTTCAAGAAGCCATGAAGTCATTTGAATCGGGGGATAGCAGTGGTGGGTATTCAGCAATCGTATCGCTTGCAGCGCAAAATCAATCTAACCCATACGTTCAAAACCTAGCAAATCTGGCAATGATGGGCGGTAAGGCTATTGATGATAATAGGTATAAAACAATGCGGGTAGCAGCATCAGCTCTGCGGGCTGGCGGTGGATTGCCATCTATGAGTTCACAAGAAGATGTATTACTTGGAGGAGAAGATGGCGGCGGATACCAAGTCCCAGATGAAGCCACGCCAATTAGCGGTGGAGCAGGAACAGAAATGGATGCTATAATAGTTGATGGTGAGCAATTGCCAACCAAACAGCCTCAAGCAACAGAAGAAGAAGAAATCGGAAATCTAACTGACATCTTGAAGAAAAAGGCTGCTGAAATTTCAAATCCATCATATAGGAAAGCGATTGAAGATTCTGCTGAAAATCCCCCTACAGTAACTGAATTTAAAGATTTACGTAGATTGGCTGAACAATATTTGGCTCAAGACGAAAATCAGAAGAAGAACTATCTACAAAAAAACACGGTAGATATTGCAAGCAATCAAGATGTTATAGCAAACTCTCCTCGCCTTGCAAAATTCTATGAGTTTCCAAATGCTGAAAGGATTCTAGGACAAGGCATCCGTGGAATGTATCTAAAGCCACCAGTTGAAGCTGAATCAATTGATAAAAAAACTGGTAAGCCAATAATGAAAGCTAAACGAGATGTTGTTGAGAACTTAAATAAAGTAACAGGAGCCGCAATCAATGTGCTAAATGAAGGAAAAGTTGGAGACTTCATTGCAAATACAGGCGGAGTGTTTAATGCCGATTTAACCACAGTAGATGAGCCTGTGCTTGATGAAGATGGTGATGAAATTGGTGAATCAAGATCAGTAACATATATCTTCGACAAGCGAAACCAAAATCGCAGAATCAAGATTCCAGCAGGCTCGCAAGGAAATGATATTATCGCGGCATTTAGGCAAGTAGCATTGTCTCCGGTTTCAATTCAAGATATTAATAATCGAAACGGCATTGCGCAGCTTGTAAGGGTTCCTGTTAAAACACCAGAAGGCCCGACAAGAGAAGGAGCTAAAATGATTCCGCAAGCAGCGCAAGCATCGCAACCAGTAGATAGAAAGTCTTTACTTGAACAAGCATCCGCTATATTGAATAGGCGATGAATCTGTCTCTTGAAAAACTCAAAGAGGCGCGAGATGCTGGAATCCCAGATGATGTTATTTGGGAGGCAGCGGCTAGTGCTGAACCGAAGTTCAATGAACTGAAAAATAATAACATACCTCTTGATGTAGCATTTGAAGCATTTCAAGGATTTAAACCAGTAGGCACTTCTTTTACTGACAAGCTACAGACAGCTACAGAAGAACTGGAGATGACTATTGCGGATATTCCGCTTGCTCTGGGCGAAGCATTTTCTGGATTAACAAAAACTGCTCCAGCATCTTTCTATGCAGCCAAAGAAGGACTCGCAAGACCAGACCAATACTCAAAAGAAGCCCTTGCTGCATTTGATACTCAACGCGAATACTTCAAGCAATTAGAACAACAAGCTAAAACAAGAGAAGCTGAAGGTAAGTCAACTGCTGTTGGTGAAGCGATTCGCGGAGCGGGGCAAAGCCTTGGGTTTACTGTTGCTGGCATGGCTCCCGCTATTGCTGGTGGAGCGATAACAGGCGCGGCGGCGAGCGCACTATTTCCCCCTGCTGCATCTGCAACTATTCCTATTGGTGCTATTGCTGGAGGTATCGGATCAATGGTTGCGTCTGCACCAGTTTCATATCGAATGGCAGGCGGACAATTCCTGTATGATGCTTTTAAATCTTTAGAAGAAAGCAAAGGAAGTCCACTTACTGAAGAAGAGAAAACAAAAGCATACAATGAACTTCTTCCTATCGCGCAGAATACAGCATTGTGGGAAGCCGGGCCAGAGGCTATCGGAAATGCAGTTCAACTTGGCGCATTGAAATATGCCTTTGGATTTGGAAAGAAAGCGGCAACAAATGTAGCAGGCCAAGCAATTCAAAAAGCAAATGATACTTTGTTGAAAAAAGTAGGGGCAGTTGCTGGAGGACAAGTAGTTGAACTTGCTGGTGAAACAATTACTCAAACACAGCAAGGCGCAGACCAAGCAAAGATGGAACAATATGTTAAGACTGGTTCTACCGCTGGTGCGCCTGACGAATACCAAGGTCTGGCTGGAGCGGTAAAAGCATTCAAGGAAGTTGCTCCTACTACATTGGCATTGGGTGCTATTACCGCAGGTGCGGGTGGGGCAGTAAAGGTTGTTGGCATGGGTGGAAAACAAGTTGGCAAAGTATTATTTTCCAAACCTAAAACTCCAGAGCAAATCGCTGAAGATCAAATAAACGATGCCGCTAATAGGGTAGCAAACGATCTTTCAATTTCACCAGACGATACGCAAGCCAACAATCTTAACCAACAGATTAAGGCATTGTCTGAAGTTCAAGAGATACGCAAGCAAACATTGGCCGCGATTGAACCCACAAGCAGAGAAGCACAAACGCTTAAACTTGATATTGCCGAAGGCGAGTCAATGCTTGGTGAGCTTAACCAAAATCTCACAAAGCTGACCGGATTATCGGAACCGATAACAGAAGCCGAGCGTCAGCAAGCCGAGTTAGCCAAGGCGATAGTAGAAGAACCAGCCCCAACTGTTAAGGACTCCTTGACAGTTCAGCCTGCACAAGCTGCACCCGCGCCAGTAGAACAA